ATATTATGAGCGCGCTCACCGAGTACACTACCTATGGGGATAAAGCTCGTAAAGCACTTCCTGTTACTTTAATTCAGTCAGGTGACTCGTATCAGATGGCTGTAGCTATTACGTATGCTAATAAAGATATAAAAGGTTTACCACTGAATATTAAGTCAGTCCATGATGCTGGTATTACTGATCCAATGTCTACCCTACTCTATATCAATGCTTACAACAATATTGCTCCATATATTCTTGTAGAGAACTCAAGGAATATCTTTGAATCCCTCCGCAAGTCGATGGATGAGGATTGGGTAAATGCGATGGGTAAGGTAAAGGCAGCTGGATACGCTGATATTGGTATGAAGGGCCGTTACAAGAGTATGAGCGGTTACTTCGATAGACTCTACATGGGCCTGTTCTTTAAAGGTCGTGCTGAGAAGATGGGCAGAACGCCTACAGATGGCTACGACTGGAAGGCGGAAAGCACACGCCGGTCTAAAGCTGTGTTAGACTACATTCAAAGTTTACAAGATAACGAAGGCAATGGATGGTACCCACCTACTGAACGATACAAGTATAAACGGGATCATATGAGAGTTACACCTGCACAGTTTAATAGGCTAGCGCAGGTTATTAGGGAGCATGCAGGTGTGCTGGTCAAAGGTGAGACACCTTTAGTACTTAAATCAGAAAAAGATACTAAATATATTATTGCAAAGACAGTAGCTATGAATCGATTTATTGCTAATAATCAGGAGCTTCGTAGAGCAATGGCTCGCTCTGAAGCACAAATCAGAAATACTAAGTAAATAAAATACCCCAACAACCATTTAATTATGGAAGTTGGGGTATATTTTTTTTTAGTTACTTAATACGTGACATAGCCGATTGGAGCCTACGAGATTCTTCTCTAAGGCTGTTTGCTTTTTCAATGGCAGCATTTGTGCTGAGGCCACCTGACTCTGCCTCAGCAATATTCTCCTGATAAACAGCTTGTCGAATCGCCTCGTTGATCTCTGGTTTGCCAATCAATCGCTGATCAAGCCCGTATCTAGCTGCCAACTCGGCATCAGTGGTTTCGCCATCAAGTTTGAAGGCCATATTTGCATTTGTCATTTAATACTCTTTCCTAATGTTGCGCGTAATTTCCATTTTAGTTTACTAATGTTCATCAGATACTCACCAAGAAGATTCTCTAGACCGCCTTGTTTCTCTTTTTCAGCTAAATCAAGTACGCTCTGACCAGCAACCATAAGGTCATCTAGATCTACGGCAAGTGTACTCATCATAGCTGCAGTAGTCATTGTCTTTGGCTGGGCTTCTTCAATTGAGCTGGCCTTTAGTACATCGGATAGCGATACAAGAACAGGTTTATCGAACTGACGGATCTGTTCACCCAGCCGGTCATGCTCCGAATACAAGTATCCATAAACCTCTCCAAAGAGCGCATGGTCACTTGCAAAGGTAGCCCCTTCAGTATTAAAGTGGTAGGAGTGAGCTTTGAAGTATACAATAAAGTTATCAGCCCACAGTTGTTGTAATGAAATTGCAAAGTTATTTTCCTTCATTGATTCCCTTTTTAGGTTTTTTACCGAATACTTTTTCGTAATTATCTTGGTATTTCTTTTGATCTGTTGGGCGTTGGTTGCTGCCTTTGCTCATTTAAATTGGCTCCATGTATATATTGAACCAGACTCCGTTAAGAATACTATTCTAATCTCGTTATTGTTATCTTCCCGGCTTAAAATTTCTTTGATATACGACGTTTGCCACCAGTCTTGTGTTTGCATAGTACGGGCATATGCAGAACCTACTCGTATACACCAGCCTATTTCTGGTTCAGCATCGCTCTTATACTCTATATTACCCTCGTCATCTGCTTTTAGCAAGACAGATGTACCACCTGAGTCACCCGAGAGGGTCTCCTTATTTACTAGTTTATATGTCATTTAGGCTTATATTCCTTTGTTGGTGCCCGTAGTTTGATTCGAACAAACGGCCTCATACTTAGAAGGTACGTGCTCTTCCACTGAGCTATACGGGCAATATGTTCGTTCTGGTTACGTTGTCCAGAGTCAGATTTACGTACTGACCGTTGTATCACGAGATAGATTCACCATCCTTTCCATTAGCCAGTCTTAATGCCTGTCTTTCACAAGAAGAGGCCCAAACTAACCTAGAAACAAGCATCTACCTGCTTGTCTCCTTTAGGTACCGGCTATCGGTAGTTGTGGTACACGTATGCCGTCAGGGCATTTGTCTAACCTCAACGCCCTCTTGGAGAACAGCTGGAGTGTTGACTGTTTTGTATCCACCTTGTAGCGCTCCTCGGGTGTCATATCCCGGAGTCTCTTCAGTTTCTCGTCGTAGACCCTATGGCTAGGCCCACCACACCCTCGTTGTAGGGGTATTGCCTTTAGTTTACCATCGATGAGCCCAACCAGCAAGTATACATTCATGCTTGCGCTACGACCAACCATAGTTGGGTATGCAAAGAAGTCGCCCTTCTCGCATTCATTGCCTAAGAAATCTTTAATCATTTAGCTATTCCTCGGGTAGAAATGACCATTGTTGTCATAATCAGTAATTAATCGATACACAGTATCCGCTTGTTGTAGCTCGTCTAGATCCTCTTGGGTTGGCAGGCTGTCTGAATCGAACTTAGACTGCCGACAAATCCTAGCATAATTGTCTTCGTAATCAAACACCACAAGAACCACCCTTCCCAGTAATATCACATACATCATGTTCAGTGAATACAGTGCCCTTATGCTTCATAGCATCTTCGTAGCTACACTCTGTGATGGGCTGACCACCACGGCTACCGTCAGGGTAGCATGTAAACCCACGCAGCCGAGGGGCATACTTAGCCAATGTCTTGGTGAACTCTGCTACCTTGTGCTCATTGTTGTGAGTACTCCCCCATTGTGACAGATTAATTGTTGATGAGATAGACATATCAACATAGTCTTGGATGTCAGCTTGAAACTTGATACGCTGTTCGTAGTTGCTACTCAGCTTGTACGCGGTGTCAATTTCTTCTGGATTAAGCCCGTAATCTTTGACAAGGCGGTCTGCGGTGGCATCGACGACATATTCGTATTTCCACTGTGTTCCGTTGGTAAGATAGCGTCGTTTGTAGGCAACTGCAAATAGCGGCTCAATACCTGTGGTGGTAGAAGCAAGGATACCAATTGTCCCTGTGGGAGCAATAGCACGATATGCTTTAGGATGGCTGAGGTAGAAGCGGTCACAATGTTCCTTTGCAGATGATTCAGATTCAGACTTGTAGATAGCTAGCCACTTATGAAGCTCCGCGCCTACTTCGTATGAATGCCCTTTTTGGAGTAGCCACTCATGGATGCCCATAAGTCCAAGTCCCAATCGACGGTTCTTTTCCCTAACTTTGTAGACCTTCTCGTATGGCAGATCGGCTCGAAGTGTACCGCATACTAAGAATTTAGAAGCGAGAGATACAATACTCTTGAACTCTTCAATAGAAGTAATGTTACCCATGTTAACACTACCAAGGTTGCATACATCGCTATCATCTTCTGAGGTAACTTCTGTACAGGCATTACGCAAGGTTTCATTTTGTTTATCTCCGAAGTTGAATGAGAACCCAGGTTCACCTGTCTCCATAGCCTGCCGAACGTTCTTCTTGAATACCTCATTGTTCTCAAGACCACCAGCCATGGCAGCATCGTCGTAGTTGACACTGATGTTGGTCATGTCGAGTGGTGCAGCATAGTTGAAGTCAAGCGCTTTCTGTTCGCGAGTAACAGCATCCCAATTTTTAACGGTAAGAAACTCAGGGATATCTTCGTGAGCCCAGTTGAGTGACGCATAAATAGCAGATCGGCGAGATCCACCCTGCATAACGTTGCGCCCAATCTCATTAATAGCTTTCATTAGTGGTACTGGGCCAGATGCTGTACCACCAGTACGCTTCAGTGGTTTACCCTTAGCGCGTAGCAGAGAGTAGTCAATACCGATACCACCACCTGTAGTCAAGCAGGACATACTACGCCATGCCACATTAGCCCACTCTTCACGAGTATCTTCCTCAGCACGTAGTAGGTAGCAATTGTTGTATGCCTTGAACTCTCTACCGCAATAATAAATATAGCGCCCTCCGGGAATAAACTTCATTTCTTTAATGTATTGCACAAGTTGCTTTTGGTCAGTGCTACTCATTAATTCTTGTGTAGTACCCCAACGAGTGCCACATACATCTTCTACAACACGTTCGGCAAGAGCATCCCAAGTGTCACTTGGCCCTTGTGCATACTTTTGTTTAAAGATGTTATTAGCAAATTCAGTTTTAAAACGGTTATTAATCATACTATTTCCTATTTATTGATAAAAATACCCTCCGAAGAGGGTGTGCTGTTATTGTCTTGTGAAGGTATATCCGCGATGTGTTTTGGCCTTACTGCTTGTGCATATACACAACATAGTTATTCATTTTAATCTCCTGTAGGTTAGTTGGAGGAGTAATCTAGTGCAGTACAGGCTACACAAGGGGATCAATCCTGTTCGATTACTTTCTCCTTTAGGTACCGGCTAGCAGAAGAAGTAGTCCGAATTGGCTACTTCGCTGATATCTAGCTCACCTAGATGTGGTTGTTCTGTTTCGAAAGTCTCCCTATAGTTCATCATACTCTCCTCAATTGTATTGAAGAAGTTGGGCACATCATACTGTGCGATGAAGGTCATCTTAGCGACCTCCTGTAGTAGATCTACGTCATCAGCATGCGTAGAAAAGGAATCGTGAACTGCTGCAAAGGATCCCCCAAAAGCGCATACAGTGTTAGCCAAATGAGCAGCATCGTAGCTGTGAACCACATTAGGGCTGATACCACTCGCAAAGGATCTACGACAAGGGACTTTTTCACCCGTGTCCTTGCCAATGACGTCAACTTTAATGACATGCATGACCCTACCATCTTTGTTCCCTTTAATACCACGGATAGTACCTCTTTGCTTATGCTCATGTTGTAAGAATGCCTTGTATATTACTGGGAATCCACTTGGTGTTACCCAAGATAAACTATTCCTGCCAGATGCTAGCTCATGCTCTGCCATCTTCTGTAGATATTTCGTTGTCTTCAGTGGCCCAGCACATACTTTGTTGATTGCATTAATTAGGTTTCCTGCGAGTAAGCTACATTGCTCTTCATCAATGTTATACTTTGTAGTAAATCCCATCATGTAGCAATCATCAAACATGTTGGCAGCAATACGCCTCTTACCCGCTGAGTATGCCCGGGTCATTGATCCACGCTTAGCGATACCCTTACGAATATGCTTCATGGGGATTTGACGCTCATTGAACCACTCAGGGAGTTCTTTGACAAGCTCCTTAGCCACAGATACGTAGAAGTCCTTCTGAATGGGTGACGCAGTAAGCGAAACCAATTCACCGGCCTGACGATCCTTCGACATAGCTGATAGGTGTTGCCACCCATTGTTGCTGCCGTCCGAAGGTATTGGTCGTGAGCTACAGTATTGTTTACCCCTAGCCTTGGCAGTCAGATAGTTATCAATCTCGATACATCCTGACAGATAGCTGTATGGTTTCTCCGCATCATTATCTACAACCTCGTGGAATGCTGTTGATCTGATCGTAACCATATTGTTCTTGGCCCACAACTCACGATCCTTCAGCGTCATCTTATCCACGGATATGGTATCAAGACCCTCATCCTGCAGATGCAGCTTGTAGTCTGTAGTACACCACTCAGGTATCTCATCAACCCCGTAGGACTGGTTGTAGCTAACTGCTGCATTAATACACATCCAACGAAAGCCTTTCTCAGTGACAAGCTTCTCATTACCAAACATCATCAATGCTCTGGCAAGATCACCACCTTGATAACTCAGGAATGACTCTGAGTAGTAGACCCTACCACGGTAATCACATGACACCTCTTGGTAGAACTCCTGTTTACCTATCAAGCATGCTTTCCGGGTTACTTGGGTGTACTCGTAGTATTTGGAGATCAGCTTCTGTAGTCGCTTATCGGTCTTACCCTTGAAGGGTACTCCAAGATAGGTGTATGTACCTTTGGGTGCTTTCTCGTGGATGTTCATGGTGACAATCTCACCTGTCTCAACATCAACGATCTCAATCGTCTTCTGTGGTGGCTCAGCCAATGCAGCGTCTAACACCACTCGATTGATCTTCCACGGTTGCTGTCTAAGCATGTCCAATGACTTGATGAACCGTGTATCTAAGTACTGAGCGAATAGTTTTCCATTCGTCCATCCCTTGATATACGGTTCTTTTGTTATCGGTGACCTCAGACTAGCTATAGGTACCGGCTTATTGAAGAATGTGCCTACCAACATCGGCTTGAACAGATCCTTATCGTTGATGATCTGCAACATGTAGGGTGCTTTTCTACCTTCGAACTCCCGGAAGATCTCAACCAGACCTTGTTGCAGGAAGCTCTCAATAAATAAATCGCCAAGTGAGATTGTGGTCTTCACTGTGGGTTCCTCTATACCAAGGTGTGCAGCTATCTGTGTACCAATAGATGTACTTACGAATGTAAGCTTTGCTGCTGCCTTGTATGTAGATGTCTTGTTCTTTAGACAGTACTTCAGGGTGGTATCCCACGCAATGTTTGTTGCATCACCAATAAGGCTTTCCCATCCGTCTATATGGGCTATAATACTTGCCCCTTCATTGTATATGCGTTCTGAATCTGGTATTACTTTCCTAACCTTTCCGGTTAGATACTTCACTGGATCCATTGTGTTCCTTATTTATACTTGAATCTAAATCCCATAGTCGTCATTGTCTTTCCTTTTAACACTTTTGTTCTTCCACTAATTACCTGCTAATCAAAGTCCACCAGGGTTACTGCCTCTAGACGACCTGTTTTGGTGTTGTAATAAGTAGAGCCACAGCTCCCTGTGTTACCTGTAAACCTAGCCTTCAGCACCCTGAATTTGATGGTATTACGCACCTGCTCATCCTCTGCTGTCATATCTCTTGCAAACCCAACAATATCAAAGCTAATCTGTTTAATACTACCGCTACCTTTAATAGCATCAATGTCAGGGAGTTTGCCAGATTCGAACGGTGTTTGATCATTCTTACCCTTACGTAAGTGGCTGATTACACCAAGCCATATGTTATGTTTCTTAACAAGCTTCAATAGATCACTCATGAATGAGTCAATTGCTTCGTTACCTGTCTTACCATCTTGGCCTTCAGATACGGCAATAGTGATGTGGTCTAGGA